TCATATTGCTTCGTCTGGTTTTTTCAGTTGGATAGAAATTAATATCAATTACTTTGTTTAAATTATTAGTTATTATTTTAGTCACTTCGTGAAGTTTATCATAATCAAAAGTTTTAGTTTCTTGATTAACAAATGTTGGCAATCCAATTGACGCCAAATTACATACAGCAGTCTCTTTATCGTCTGAGTACTCTAAAATTTCACAACATAAGTTAGACGACTTTATAGTACCAAGATTTTTCTGATTTGATTTTGAATTAGCAGCATCTTTATATAAAAGATATGGTGTTCCAGTTTCCATTTGAGCATCTAAAATCTTAAACCATAAATCACGCGCATTTACAGTCTTTCTAGCCTTTCCCTCACTCTCATATTTTTTATATAGGTCAACAAAACCGTTACCATAAACATCAGCTAAACCAGGACATTCGTGAGGACAAAATAAAGACCACTTTCCATTATCTTTTACTCTCTCCATAAATAAATCAGAAATCCATAAAGCATAAAATAAATCACGTGCTTTCATCTCCTCGTCTCCATGGTTTTTTCTCAATTCCAAAAAGTCTTCAATATCGGCGTGCCATGGCTCTAAATAAATTGCAAATGAACCATTACGCTTATTGCCTCCTTGGTCAACATATCTTGCTGTATTATTAAACACTCGCAACATTGGTACTATTCCATTTGATGTTCCATTTGTTCCTAAAATATGTGTTCCTTTCGCACGAATATTGTGAATATGTAATCCCACACCTCCAGCCCATTTAGAAATATGAGCACAATCTTTTAATGTATTAAAAATTCCATCAATGCTATCATCTTCCATAGCAATTAAGTAGCACGAACTCATTTGTGGTCTAGGAGTTCCAGCATTAAATAATGTTGGCGTAGCATGTGTAAAATATTTTTGTGACATCAAATCATAAGTCTCTTTGACTAATTTTAGCGAATCTTGATTATCCATGTCTCCGTGAATTCCAATAGATACACGCATCCACATATGTTGTGGTCTCTCTACAATTTTATTACCTAATTTAAATAAATAGGCTCTTTCTAATGTTTTAAATCCAAAATAGTCAATAAGATAATCTCTATCATGTTCAATGATATTATTTAATACATTTTCATGTCTTTGAACAAACTCCCATAATGATTGAGATACTAATGGTCTGTTTAATCCTTGTATGTCTTTAAATTCGTATAAACACTTCATTACATTTGAAAAAATTGGGTCAGTATTCTTTTGATGGTTTGAAACAACAATACGACCTGCAAGGGTTGCATAATCAGGATGATTAGTTGCCATTACAGCACATTGCTCTGCAGCTAATTCATCTATCTTTGATGTTGGTATCTTATCATATAATTGGTCAATAACTTTCATAACTAATGATTGATAGTTAATATGAATATTTGCCTCTTGACCTAAATTTCTAATTCTATTTAAAATCTTATCAAACGTCAAGTCTTCAAGTTCTCCATTTCTCTTGATTACACGCATTTCAGTTGAACTCTCCATATATAAAATGTAATACGATATTTTTAAACCGATTTTTAATTAAATAAAAAAATTGATTTGTAAAACTAATATAAAAATTATAGTATAATTACTATAATGTCGCTTAGTGTCTCACACGTTAATGCTCCTGAAAATTTTGAGTATTCTGTTCGAATGAGACTGAATGATTCGTTATTGAAATATATTGAAATATTTTATTTGCCAAATCATAGTAATATACTTGATTATGAGTATTATGCTTCTCCATTTACAGGATTTTATACTTGGGATGGAATTGATTGTTGGGTATATAATGAAGAAAAAGAAAAATTTATCACTTTATATTTTAAAGATAGAGTGAGTTTTAAATTGCTATTAAATATTTGTTTAGCAAATCAAAATGAAAAGGTTGAACAAATTAAAAATAAATTATATAGATGGAACAACACATCAAATGGATGGATTCTTACTGAGACATATTCATCTTTCCATGAGAAATATTTAATTGGATACACTGATTATTTTAAGTCAATTGAAAAAGATATTGATAGTCATAAAAAAAATACACGTTTATTGAAGCTTATTGGAGAATATAAAAGTTTGACATATTTGTTATATGGTGTTCCTGGAACAGGTAAGACAACTTTAATTAAGGCATTATCGTCTAAATATAATATGGATGTTTATGTTATTAATTCTATTCATGCAAAAAGCTCAAATCTCGGTCAGATGTTAAATCCTGGGAAGGGAAAGGATAAAAATGTTATCTTATTATTTGAAGATTTTGATAGATTTATTGAAAAGACTGAAAATAAAGAACTGATGGGAATTATTTTGAATGCACTAGATGGGTTTGATGATACAGATAATACTATTCGCTTCTTTACTGGTAATAATTGTGAAGTTATCTTTAATGAGAAAGCTTTGATTAACCGAGTTTGCGGAAAATATAAATTTGGATATCCTACAAGAGAGATGTTTAGAGCTAAGCTTATGAAACTTTTAATTATTTCAAAGTTAAATCAACATAATGAATTAAATGAAGCAGAAATTTGTAATGAATTTATGGATGAACTTTCTGAGAAAATGGATAGATTTTTAGATTTAGTTGTTGATAAAAATATAACATTAAGACCATTTACGTCTTATTGTATTAGATATTTATTTAATGAAAATTGTTTTAATGATATGACAGAAAATATTAAAGAGTTGATAGATAGTGTATAAAATTATAATATATATAATTTAAAAATATATAAATTATATATATGAATCAAATAATTTTTTTATTGATGTTAATAATATTAGCTATTGCATTACCTTTATTTTTAAGAAATATTGAGGGCTTTTCAAATTATAAATTAGACCAATCAGTAGGTAATTTTCCTGATGCTCAAACACAAGTTTTAGTTCAAGATACTTATCCGCCAATTGGCAAAAATCAACTATCTGACGAAACATCAAATGATATGTGGTGGCATTATCCAATTTTTACTTTAGGGTCATATAAACAAATTACTAACAATATAAGATATCCAAATAACCCTGATATAGGTCGTTGTACACCAGGTTCAATGTGTGGCGCGTTATATCATAAAAAATTCTTAGGTTCCAATTATGTTACACCTTTGCCTCCTGTAAATCCAACATGTGGAACAAGAGTAGGATATTTTACAACCGATGAACAATTAATAACAAGTTTACCATATAGAACTGATATGCAAAATATATTGTATTAATTTTCTGGATTATCTATCTGTTCAATTGTCAATTTTAATTACTTGTAAAAAGCATACTTCTTTACTATCAACATAAGGTTTATCTTTTTTTGTCCTCTTAACAGGTGCTCTATGTTCATAACCTGTAATTCGTTCTTTTTCAATTATCTTCCAAACTTTTTCTAACTGACCTACATTATTTTTAAACCAGTCCATGTTTCTTAAAACCAAAACACAGCTTAATTTTTCAAGTTTCCAATAAATAAATTTTATAAATGTGTATTTATATGGATGTGATTCAAATTTCTTAATAGTCATTTCTTCCCAATTTGATACATCTTCAGGTGTCCATATATTTAATGGCATATATTCATAATGTGGACTACCTTCTTTTGTATGAAAATAAATAATTATTCCTTTATAATTATCGTCTGCAGTTTTAACATAACTATTAAACTCAATACCTTTAAAAGTTGCTAAGGATGAGTCATTTTTATAACTTTCATAATCTGGATATTCAACAAATTTTGTTTCTAAAAAATCACATTGATCTAAATCACAAACTTCCATTTGAAGTTGCATTTGCACCCAATATTCTTTTTTTGGAATGCCGTTAATTTCACGATTAACGATATTTTTTATTTCTAACATGCGACCATATCTTCCAGTATTAGATTCTATAATTATTCCATCAGGTGATGCTCCAATAAAACTATATTTGGGATGTTGAATACAACCAAAGTCTTCCACTTTTGAATTATACATATGCTCATATATCATAACAGATAATGGTTCATATTTCTGGCCCCAATGCAAAGTTGTATTAGTATTTACCATTTTAGAATCATCGTCATTTTCAATACTAAAATCTTTTAATGGATGACACTTCTCATAAATAACTTGATTTATGGTGCTTTGTGTTTCAAATACTTTCCATGCATTACTAGCAGTAATTAGGTTCCATCTAAATTTATACCATTCAGGTGTTCTCTGAACGGGTTGTGGTATTTCTCTCAACAATTGAATTTTATGTTCAATAGCATATATCTCTTCATTATTACTTTCTTCGTCGTCATTTTCATCTTCTTCGTCATCATCTTTAATATAGATTGAACGTTCTGGATGAAATGTTGTAATAAAAATATTAAATGCATCTTCCAAAAGGTCATTCATATCATCTTCAATAAATTCACTTTCCAAAATATGTTCTTCCATTTGGATGTAAAAAATTTCTTTAATTTCCTCAAGCAAAATCTCTTGAAAGTCTGGTTCAGAAATAGCAGTTGGGTTCTCGTCCATATATTCGTCCATTAAATGCAAAGCAGTCTCAAATAGTTCAATCGCGTGTTCTTCTGAAAAAATTGATGGTTCATCTTCAAATATTAATGTATCTAATATATCTTCTAATGGTTCTATTTCAAAAAGATAAGTAGTCATACTATATATTGTTTAAATGTGTTTAATATAAAATATATAAAATATATCAAATTAATAAAATTTATTTTTCTTCATCCTCTTCAGAATCAGTGTCATCTTTTTTTCTTATGGTTCCTTGGCTAGATTTTTTTGGTGCTAAAGACTTAAGCGTCGATACACGTTTATCAATATTTTTAAGAGTAAAATGTTTATTAGATTTAACGTAACAAAGAGCAGGAATTTGTTTAATAGTTCCTATTTCCTTATCATAAATAACATCTTTAACACGTTGAAATTTTTTCCTATCAAGACAATTCTTTAAAAAAATAGTTAATAAATTAGTTTCCTCTTCAGATAGTTTGTTTTCAGTTTTATATACCTCTACATAATCCTGAATTTTTATTGTTTTAATTGTTTTATTTAATTTGCACCATGGTTCTTTTACATTATTTTTTTTTTCGTGCTCAAGAAACTTGTCTAAATTGGATAAATCATGAGATGATTTCGTTTCAGGAATTTGCACACCATTTAGAAGCATAGTTTTATATTTAATATTCTTAAGTTCTGGACAATCGTTTTTTATAGTATCTGATGATTCTTCCATCTATATATTATTATATAAAGTTAAGTTTAACTCAATTTCGCAAAATATATATTTATAATTGTATATTTATATCAATTTAATATTAAATATTATAGCAGCAATAATATATGGAAGAAACTAAAAAAATAACACTAAATGTTCTAAATAAACGTGTAACCAGAACTTTTTTTCAAGACCATAAAGTAGAAAAATATAGAAAACGAGTTGCATCAGAAAATTGGACTTTTTCCCCAGATAATTTTTTATATGAGAAACAGATTAAAATGATTAAAAATATACATGCAAATAACTATAATTATATAGATGAAGTATCTAAAATTGCTATTCAACAAATTAATAGAAAAATTTATAGTTATAAACAGCAAGATATAATTAAAAAACTTTTAAAAGAAGATGAGTTCATAAATTTACAATCAGTAATTAATAAAATGGTTGAATGTGAATTAAAATGTTATTATTGCTCAGAAATAATAAATGTTCTATATGATATTTCGAGAGAAATGAAACAATGGTCAGTTGACAGAATTAATAATGATAAGGGACATAATTTAAATAATTATTTTTTAGCCTGTTTAGAATGTAATTTGAAAAGACGAAGAATAAATGATGATAAATTTTTATTTACGAAAAAACTTAAATTAATTAAGAAAGAAGAGTTGGTTGAAAACAATAATTAATAATATTTAATAAATATATTATTAATATGGAACAGAAAACTGAGCTTAGTTGGAAATGGACAAATGGAGAACCATATGAAAGGTCTAGGCGAATGAAACATCAAATACAAATGGAAAATGAACAGTTTAAAAAAGAGATGGATAAATCTGCATATTCTTCATCATTACATCATGATGAAAATACATGGGATATTTTAAATCAATCATTATCATGTTCTGGTTTTAAAGTTTCAAATAAGAGAGAAGAACTTGGTAATAAATTGGCAAATCGTCAACATGTTCAGCAAATTGGTTTTAATCCATTTTTAGGCGAGACTAATTATATAAATGATATTTCTATACGAGACCAATTTTTAAAACCAATTAATACTACTCAAGATGAAACGAATGCACCTTTTAGTTAAATAATAACTTATGCTAATGATTTATTGCATATTGTGTATAATAATCTGTTAACAAAATAAGCAATAAACATATTAAATAGAATAATAACACCAGTTGATATTACTCTAAAATTCAATTTATTAAAATTTTGTAATACATAAATAATTTCACTACCCAATAATAATAATAATCCAATAAAAAATATTACTGAAATTATCAAAAAATATACACAAGCACTTTTATCTAAAGGACCAAAAAAAGACATAAAATCAGTCATTATATATTATATAAAGTTTTTAATAAATAAATATTATCTTAAATAAACAACTTAAATAAGTATTCAACAATCTTAAATAATGAGTGCATCAATTAATTATACTACGCAAAATGAATTATTATTAAATAATTTACTCGAATTTTACAAAAATGAAAATTATTTGTCAAGAATGCTAAAAATTATTACAGGTGAAGATAATATATCTCTTAGAATAGTAGACTGGTTTGTTACAAATTATGCCAAGAAAAACTACACTTTATATCAAATGATAAACCAATCTGGCGAAAATATTAGATTTAAAGTGTATTTTGATTATAAGTTAAAATTAAAAGCTTATAGCAAAAAAAGATTTGACCCGTTTTGTAGGTGGGATAGAATTAGTATTCCTTATAAAAATGGTACATTTATTGAAACCACTATTGGACAACTTAATTTTTTTAAATGGGCAATTGAAAATAATGTGATTGATTACATACAAGAAAATTATGAAACAATTGAAAAAGATATGAATAATAGAAATAGTACTTCAAAGAGAAAGGAAGGTTTGACTGATAACGCCAAGACACGAAAGAAGAGAGAAGAATTGTCAATATCCGCTACTAAAAGCATCAAGAAAGAAGATGTTAAAATTGTTGTCAAGTTTCATTAAAA